ACGAAGTGTTACCTATGCGAATACTAACCTTATCGCCTAAATCCCAGTCAGTTTTATACTGCATCCGGTCAACGTCAATGATGTTAAGTTCATAACCATCAGTCGCCGCACTTTCGGTCAATTTCGCGGTTGCTTCATCCTCGTTTATTTGCGTTGGGGTGCGTGGGTCTTCGTCATCCTGCTCAGTAGAGACGCCAGAATCCAAAAACTGCTCGGTTCGCCCCCATTTGGTGACAGAAGCCGAATCAGAAACAACGCTCATAAGCCGATCGACGCCTTCACCTTCGCCGCCAGCAACGATGACATTTCCCGAAGGCGCGGTACGTTTGCGTTTCCAACCTTTCAGATTGCCAAAATCGCGGCTAAAAATTACTGTAGCAGACTTATCAGACGGCTCATAAACTTGTGCTTCGGCGTTGCCTGTAGAGCCATCCCAAACGATACGAACGCCCAAATCGGCAGTATTCGCGATGGCAATAATGAAATCCCACAGAACTTCAAATCGCCCTTTATAAGTGGCCGAATCGCCCAAATTGCCTAAAGCGTCAATGACCAAATTCGGAACTTCGCGGTCAGCATGCGCGCCTGATCCAGCATGTTTGTCTATGTAGGTCAGAATAGCATTTCCGGCATGATCGGTAATCGTGTGAAAATCGGCTGTCGTGAATGACAAATTGACAGGATCAGGATAAATGATTCGGCGTTGTAGCATGCCGGTATCTTCCAGCCCTTCCACATTCCACGTAATCAGCGCGGATTCTGGAAGACTTTCGTCAGCTTCTTCGGTTATGTTCGTAATATAACCACTCAGTAACACTGAGCCATTTCGATAAACGATGATTCCTTCATTTTCCACAAACGGGCAAAACGAAGAACCACGAGAAGTCAAGCTCCATTTTCCAACTTCGTTGAAGCGCAAAACAGCCTCAAACGTTGTGTACTCTTCTATTAAAGTACCGCGCTTTCCTGCAGTTGTTCGTTTATAGATTTCGTATTGTGCCATTATGCGCTCAAGTACCTTTTCTGAAATGCGAAATTGACGGATGTGTCCGCCGTTGTATCAGTATAGGTTATTTCAATCACATTTAACCCCGGATTGATCGGGAAAACCAGCGTAG